ATTACCCAATGCTGTACTAGCAGCATACCTTTGAGAGAACTCTTGGAATGTAAAACTACGATGTCTTAATATCTGTGCAGCAATAGCACGAGTAGTCTCAATCTCAAGTGTCATTGATGACTGCTCAAAAACAGACCAATGATTATGCTTAATACAATACCTTAATAATCCAGCATACTTTTCATTATCCTGATTATTTGGGTTAGAAACTCTAGCAATATATGCCATAGTTTGTTCCGCATCAGGAGTGATGCTTACAAGTTTTACAGTCATCAGAGAATTAATTTTTTTGTAGGTGTTGATAGTTTACCAAACATTGAATTATATTGTTCGATAATTTCTTCTTGTGGGTCTCCAATGTAGACAAGATACTTTTTAGTAACTTCAATTTTGTCCTTTTTAAGTAAAGGTGACCAAGGAGCAAATGCAATCTGACCTTGTTGTTGTGACGGTACAGCCACAATAGGATTAGTGATTACTATTGAATCAGAATCCTCCTTAACAATGTCAGCGATTACATCCTCACCAGACCACATACGAACTAGTTTTACAGTCATTTACCAAATCCTTTTGAAATTTTTGATTCTTGGAGAGCAAGTTCCTCTTCTAAGACTCGCAACTGTGCTCTCATATCTTTCAGTTCCTCGTCAGTATATAGAAACTCATTTTTCATAAGTCTCTTCATCATTTTGATTAACTTTTTTGCTCTAGTCTGTGTAGCCATCGTCATCATCATAAAGTTCATCATAGTCTACTGGTTTTTCAAAAGCAGTAGAATTTTTGTATGCATCGACATCGGAATACACCTCTGCCTTAAGAGCATCAACCAATAACTCTAGATTCCGAACTATTAGTTTTAGTTTTTCTCTTTCAGGTTCCATAATTTTTATATGGTATCCATCTATTTTACACAAAAAAAGAAGACCTGTCAATAGGTCTTCTTTAAACGTATATGCAAGTGTGAATCTAACTCTTAGATGCGAACTTATGCTCGTGTCTGATACCACGGTACATTAGATCGTGATTTCTTTGTTGAGCTGCTTCATTAAGTACTTTTTTATTGTACTCATTGGTGTCATACTCGACACCACGATAGGTGACTTTTGCCATTTGTTTACTCCTAAAGTAATAGAGGTGGATTAGACCCCGTTCCTTCAGTCGGCTTTTGCGTCCCACTCACAATGAGGTGTTCCTTCTTTCACTACGCTGATCATCTCAGCTCGTGTCTCTTCTTCTATCTTATACTCATTCATCTTATCTAAAAGAGATTGAGCTTCGATACAAGTAAAGGCGGTTGCGATAACTGCTAGATGAAACATGGGATGAACGATTCCGTTCCGAGTCGGCTTACTTGCGTCCCCTCAACGGGGATGAACGATTGTGTTAGAATTATAACACAGTTACTTTATTTAGGCAACAATCATATGAATGTTGTCACAAAACTTATCCTTTTCTTTTTTTCTTGGGTGGTACTGGTGCTTTATATCCCCATTGACCAGGATTCACTGTACCATACCCAAACTCAATCTTCTGAACACAATCTTTACCATACCTATCATAATACATATCAAAAACGTTTACCATCTTAGCAGATCGAGTAACATCTAAATATGTCTCTCCTTCAATTACATAGGTTACATTAAATGCATCACTAGGAAATTTTCTATCATTTGCTTTCTCAAATGTAGTTTTCTCTAAAAGAAGTTCACAAGAATAATCAGATGGATTAAACTTATCCTCTTTCTTTTCTTCAACTTTTTGTTTTTCCTTTACGGTAGTTGTCATGATCGACCACCCCAAGTTATTTCAGGATATGCCTGTGCTACTACTTCCTTTGTAATCTTATACTTAGACTCTAAATCATGATCCTTAGTAAGAATAAGAACCTCTGCTTCTAATGGATGAAGACCTTCTAGTATATTAATGAACATTGCCTCACGACGAATATTATTCATCTCATCATTACCACCTTTTAGAAAATTATAGAAATTCTTAAATTCTCTACGAATTGTAGTACGTCCCTGAGTATCACTTGCACCTAGAGAAAAGTTTCCAGATTCGTGCATCTTACGAACTTCATGTGAAATTTTAGTAGATAATGTTCCACTATAACTGGTTTGTTCATCATAACCGTCATAAGGAACCTCACCTGGTGGAAGTAATGATATAACAGTATCATCAAAATTCCAAATAAGAATTGCGTCTAATGAAGGATCTCTATGTTCCTGAAGTACCTTTATTTTATTACCTTTAGTTTTTTGTCGAGATACTAAATCCAATACCTCAAAAACAAATGGATTATTTGGTAATTTTTCAATAGGTTTAGAGACTTTTTTAGTCGTCTTCTTCGTCGTCGTCGTTGTTGTCATAATTGTTTTCAAATCTGAATGCTATAACCTCATCGGGAATTATATTCCCATTTATATCCAACATTTCGGGATGAGGTCGTGGTACTTCCCGATAGTTCATCATATAGTCTCGTGCAGCCCACCCAAATAGAGTTCCTACAAAAAAGAATAATAAAGATATTGGTAAAAATAAAGTTAATACTATATCTGTAGACATTTTTCGATCTCCTTCAGGTAATTGGTTGTCGTTCTGCTTTTTCTTTCCTCCTTTAAGAATAAATTCAAATCCACGATCTATATGGTCGTTGACTTTATTTATCTCCTTACTAGACGATTTTATTTTCTTTGAGGAATTTGATTGTCTCAACTGATCCTCCTAACTTTTTACCATCAACAACAACCTGTGGGAACGTAGACCCTTCTCCAAATTCTCCATAAAATGCCTTTTTGTCAAATTGCTTATCCAAAGTATACACTACATATTTACTTTCTGTCAACTCTAATACTTGCTTTACTTTATCGCAATATGGGCAACCATCTTTGGAAAAAATTGTGAAATTCATGTTCTGTATAATTGCTTACAAAGTAATTTATAAAAGTAAAAAAGGGAGGTTGCCCTCCCCGTTATACCATCAACACACTTCTCCCACCACAGAGAAGTATCTTCAATCTCAAAGTTACAAAGATGTTGAAGATGTGTATATTATAAAGTGATTTTATTTATTTGTCAACTATTTAATCTGCAGGATCGGCAGTGTTACCGTCAGATACCCAGGACAAATACTCTTGATAGTCTATGTTATCTGGACAAAATGGGATACAAAGATAACGGTGTCCTCCATCATCTGTCGTTGAGATGGTTTTCATTACACCATCTGTTTTACCCGAAAGAGGATCTTTAACTAATTTATAAATTGCCATGATTAGAGCTCCGCAGTAAACGCTACATAAGCGTCATTGTTATTTAAAAATGCTAATCCTGCATTTCCAGCAGTGTAATTTAAGTCACCATAAATATAAGGTCGAGTAGCGTTGGGATGAGTCTGACCGCCATTAATAGTTATCACGTTACAAAAGTCTTCTGTACCAGCCGATTGACACTTCACACGATCTGTCCCCAAATTAAAATCGGCTGAAGGACTTGTTCTCATGCTAACTGGAAAGTCTATATATCCAAAAGCACTACCAGTATTCCACATATGAAATAGACAAATAACAGGTTCAGTCGAAGCAGATGAAAAAGTGTTTGGTCCTCCTACATGGAAATAGTAATACCTTTGACACCTAGCTAATTCTTCACCATACGATCTATGTTCAAAGTCAGGAGCATAATCTTGGTATCCACTAGCTACTAATTGAACACCTGTTAACCAAAAATTATTAGATGTGCTGTCAAATAAATTTGCTTGATCTGATGCTCCATAATATAAATTAGTTGACCAAGTTTCTGCTGTCCCTACCTTGCTGCTACCTAAACCGAATACCCAACGAAGATCCATGCCTTTAGCATTGTCATCATTAATTGTTATATTTGAATTTCCTGGGATGCTAATAGTAACTTTTTTCCAAGTATTAGCTGCTAATGTATAACCTTTAAACCAAGTGTAATCAGTACCAGGAGCTGTTCTTGCTGCCAAATAATAAGTACCTGCTTTTACCGATTTAGCCCAAAAAGAACAAGTAATATAACTAGAACTAGAAGTATGATCCCAACCCGAATTAAGTAAATCTTGTCCTTCTATTCTATAAATTAAATGATTATGATGACTAGCACCAATACTTGTATTTGCAGTAGTTACATCTAGTTTTAAACTGTTAGCAAAACCAGAAGGAGAATCACTGTCTTGAGTAATGGTACAACCCCCAGCAAAACCACCTCCAAAATCCATATAATAACGATCTAAAGTATATTTTTCACTTCCATCTGCAACTGCAAAGGAGCTTCCACGTTGGCTAATTAACATCCCTCCGTTGACAATTATATTAGAAAATCTAGTATTACTAACCTTTGCCGTACACGTTCCATCGCTTGCTGTTGTGATTGCATCACTCGTTGCACTATTGTGTCTGATTGCGTCTACTTTTAATGTGCTCAT